CTCTAGCACAAGGTGCTCGTAACGTCGCTGCTGCTGGTGGTGTAATGGGAGCATTAGAGCCAGTCTACGGAGAAGACAGTCGTCTATTAAATATTGCTGGTGGAACTATATTAGGAGGTGCTCTTGGTGGTACAGTCGGAGCATTGATTCAGAAGTATGGTAAAGAAGCTGTAGTTGCTGCTGGTAAAGAATTAAAAGATAATCGTGCTGTCCTCTTAGGAGGCACTGGTCGTATCACTCAAGACAATGTACCACTTAGTCCGTTAGCTCAGGAGATTGCTGATGTCACTGCTGCTAAGAACATGGAACTACAAGACAGTATTGTTCCTCTCCTCCAACAACTAGAAGACAGTGAACTAGCACAGAAACTAACCACTGAGATTGCTAAAGGTGATTATCGTGCATTCTTTACAGATGCTCCATTCAGACTCACGGATGTTCCGTTGTCTCGCTTCACTGCTGCGTTCAGTGCAGATAATCCACTACGTCAACAGAACTTAGATGCGTATCTCAAGGCTGGCTACAAAGCAGAAGACCCAGAGAAGTTATTAACTCGTCTTGTAGCAGCAAACAAAGGAGCTGTCGCTACTGAGTTAGATACTACACCTATCAATATTCCTGCTGACTCCGCAGTGAACTTCTTACTTAATCGTAAGGTACAAGAACTAGGTGGTCGTGATCTAATCAATGCTTACATCCCTGCTCTGCAGCGTGGTGTAGATCTTATAAACTCCATCGATGAGCTATTCTTGAATGGTCGTGCTGCGGGCATGACTGATGCAGAGATCGCTGCAGTATTTAAGAAAGACTTCGATGAAGTCAAGCCTATCCTCTTTTCCGCTATCGGTAATGTATCTAACATTGGTCGTGCCTTAGCAGCAGCTAAAGCTCAGAAGAAAGTATTAGGTTCTACTGAGGAGATTCTCAAAGGCTTAACTCAGAATGGTGCAAAAGAATTAACTGACATCTTTGCACTGCGTGACGCTGTGTCTCAGATCAAAGCAGCTCCTGGCACAAGCTTCAATAAGAATGAAGCACTTGCTAACCTAACTAAGGAAGCAGTCAAACAGCCAGGCTGGGCAGACAAGTTCGGTGAATTCGTAGTCAACTCCTACATCTCTGGTCTTGCTACTACTGCAGTTAACGCTGCGTCAGGTATTGCTAAGGTTGGTTTGCTAGGTACTGAGCGTATCCTACAAGCAGTCAATCCTGCGTCTAAGGTTAAGATTGGAGAAGTGCTCCCAGCATTCAGAGGTTTGTTGGATGGTGTGTTGGAGTCTGCTTACTTCGCTAAAGAAGGATTTCTGCGTGGTACTCCACTGGATGCAGCAATGCCTGAGTTCCGTGGTGCTATTGGTACGCAGGAAGGTGCTACTAAATTAGAGAAGTATGCTGGAGAAGTTATCCGTATTCCTAGTCGTCTTAGCGTGGGTGTTGACGAGTTCTTCAAGGCTATATTCCGTAAGATGGAGTTCAATGCTCAGGCATATCGTATTGCTTCGTCTGGTAAGTTCGGTGATTCAGAAGCAGTCTACAATGCTCTTCGTAAGATTGACACCAAGACCACAGACTGGAAGGACAACATCCTCAAAGCTCCTGAGTTAGCTAGTCTACCTGACAGTGCTCGTGCTAAGTTAGTTGAAGATGTTAGAAGCTTTGCTAAACAAGCCACATTCCAAGCAGATCTAGGCAGCTTTGGTAATAAGATCCTTGCACTCCGAGCAGCTCATCCTTGGGTAGCTCCAGTAGTTCCATTCGTTAAGACTCCTATCAACATCATGAAGGATGCTCTGTCGTATACACCATTAGGTGTCTTCGCTAAGAATACTCCTACGGATGTAAAGATAGCTCGTGTTGCTATTGGCATGGGCATCACTGCTGCACTTGCTAATCAAGTCGCTGAAGAGAATGTAACTGGATCATATCCTAAGGATGCTGCTAAGCGTAACGCTATGATTGCTGCAGGTATTCCTGAGTACAGCATTAAGATCGGAGACACTTACTATTCGTATGCTCGTGTTGAGCCTTTAGCAACTATCATGGGTGCTACGGTTGACGGTATTAACGCAGTGCGTGACTATGTAAGTAAACCTTCTTATGATAGTAAAAAAGAAAAACAATTAGTAGTAGATGTTGTAGCAGGTGTAACTAAGAACATTGTTTCTAAGACATACTTAGAAGGTATCTCTGGAATAATGCAAGCACTGCACGATCCAGAGCGTTATGGTGGCAGCTTTGTTAACAGCTTTGCTGGATTACTAGTCCCTGCTGTGATCGCTGCTGGTGCTCGTACACAAGATCCTTATGCTCGTGTAGTAACTAACTTCGGTGAAGCAGTACAAGCTCGTATTCCTGACTTTGGACTTGGCTTACCAGTACCATCAAGAACAGAACTACCAGTACAATCTAAGTTATTCGGAGGAGCAAGAGAGAATCCTTCATATGGCTTAGCAGCATTCACTGGTTTGCAGACAGCTCCTGCAGTTCGCAATACAGTCCAGGAAGAAGTAGCTCGTACTAAGGTAGACTACAACTTACCTCAAAAGAAACTACGTGGTGTAGATCTCGAAGGAGAAGACATTGGTAAATATCAAGCAGTGTCTAGCTACTACTCCGATATGACCTTGAATAACATCATTCAGAATCCAAACTATCAAGCAGCGACTGATAAGATGAAGAAGGTAATGCTAGAGCGTGGACTAAGACAAGCTCGCTCCTACGCTACTAAGATTATGTTACAAGAGAAACTACAAGACCCCGATTTTAGGACTCAATATATTAGAGCACGTCTTGAGAAAAAAGGATTGGAGATGGAAGAATGATTGATCCGTTCACAGCATTAGCAGCCTTTGCTCCATTAGTCGTAGACTTAGGCAAGTCTTTAATATCTCGCTTCGTAGCTCCTGCTGAGTTTAAACCTGCTACGATAGAACAATATACACAGATGCGTCAGCTTGATTTAGACATGTTCAAAGCGATGAACGATGCAGGAGGAACTAATCCTTCTTATCCGTGGGTCGAAGCAGTCGTAAGACTCATGCGTCCATCGATAGCATTCATTGTCTTAGGTACTTGGGCATTCTTAGAACTTAACGGAGGTGCGAATGATACTGTTAGCAACTTTGCTTCTGCCATTGGTTTTTATCTATTTGGTGACAGGTCTCTCTTTTATGCCAAGAAGAGTCTAAATGCGTCTAAGCCCTAACTTCACCTTAGAAGAACTTACAGCGTCCCAGACTGCTGAGCGTAGAGGATTAGACAATACCCCAAATGCTACAGCGATTGCTAACCTTACTCGCTTGGCAGCTCTGCTGGAGCAGGTCAGGGTAGTAATCGGTAAGCCAATCATAGTAACTTCAGGCTATAGATCTCCTGAGGTTAACTTAGCCATTGGATCTACCAATAAATCCCAACATCCCCTAGGTTGTGCTGCTGATTTCAAAGTCTCTGGAATGACCCCTAAACAGGTCGTAGAGGCTTGCATTAAAGCGGATATACCCTACCATCAGATCATCGAAGAATTCGCTTCCTGGACTCATATAAGCGTTCCTAACACCCCTTCTGAGCCACCCAAGAAACAGGCTCTGATTATAGACCGTAACGGTACTCGTCCGTTCCAATAAAAAAGCCCTCCGAAGAGGGCTCTTAAGTTAGATCTCAAAAGAAAACAGTAGCCTGAATATTCCTAAGTCTACGATTAGATGTCGACAATCATCATAATCAGAGATATATTCAAAGCCTACCATAAATCCAGTGAGGAAGTATAGTTCAAGACTCATTTGGTTTTTCCTTATAACTTTCAATTGCTCGGATGATGAGGGCTTCTAAGCCTACCTGAAGCAGAAGCTTCTTTGCTTCCTCATCCACATCTACTTCAAGATCAGCAGACCCATCTTCATTTTCAGTTAAGCTTAGCAGTTCTAGTTTCATTTAACTGGACATGCACCACTGGCACACTCGTCCCCTCCATCAAAAGATGCTTCATCAATCTTAGTAATCAAGCGAGTCTTAGCAACTAGCTCCTCATACTGCTCTTTAGTAATCTCCTCCAAAGGTGCTTGATGGAAACCATGCTCATTGTGTAGCAAGAAAGACAAGGACTTGTGGTTGTTCTTGTAGTTCTTAGCAAGGTACTTCTTGATCTCAGGTAGTTCTTCCTTACGATAGTACACTGTACAGGAAACACTATTATCTGACCAATGAGCTTGCAACCATTTCACAACTTCCAACTGATCAATCGCAGTCATCTCAGCAGCTAACTTTGTTCCCTCTGGATAACAGAATGGGAAGCTAACTACCATCGTACTGTGATCTTCACTACCATCAAAGTTACGCTGATACTCTACAGGATAACCATGATCACGACAGACTTGTACTAAAGCGTGGTCTGCTGCGATACGAATCCTACGAATCATGTAACGAGAATACGCAGGATGGCAACCAGAAGTAACACCTGGCAGTAACGACAGAGTGCCTGAAGGTTTAACAGTGGTAAGTTTTACTGACTCAGGAAAGCCATGCTTAGCACTATACTCTTTATCAAAAGCTCGTAACTCTTGATAAGCTTCAGACAACCAACTACGCTGATCGTCACTTGCTTGTAGGACTCCAGTTACTCCGATGCCCATCCGCATATTACTGTGTACAATATCTGCTGTCTCTTCGAGATGGCAGGGTAATGCTAGACTATGCTTATTGATTCGATATAGCAGCTTACAGATGTCGATGAATTCTGATTTACTCGACACATTAGGCAGATATATCTCAGCCAAACAACAAGTCTCATAAGGAGCTAGGGACTGCTCAGCACATGGATTGTAACCCATCACCTTAGGATCAGGATACTGAGTCTCTCCCAGTCGTCCAATCTTTCTGCTGAGCTTCAGGTTAATTAAACCATAAGGCTCGCCCTTGCCTTCATACCCATCCCAGAAATACTCATGAAGATCTTTGAAGTCGTTACATACTACGCTGTTATTAGACATAGCTCTCCAAGAAGGAATGTTACCCATGTCCCACCGTTTAGCCAGCAAGTATTCAACGTCATCAGGATCACCAATAGCAATCTGAGCAGACCTACGCACATTACCAGCGACTACAATAGCACCGATGATGTTCATAATATCTAAGCAGTCGATTGAACGCAACTGTCTTCCAGCTCGCTTCATTAAGATCTCACTGATCTTCTCAATACCCCAACATAAATCCTCAGCACCTGAAGCAGTGCCACCAAAGCCCTTGATAGGAGAACCCTTACCACGAACAAGCTTTGTAGAATAGGTAAATGTTGTAGCAGTATTAGCTAAGAAGGCTGCCTTCAATGTCTTACCTAGGAGTTTAACCCATCCTTCACGAGAGTCAGGTACGATGAAGTCTGCATCGTTACTATCTACACGAGTCGGAGCAGTGAAGTTTACATTCACTGGAGGAAGCTTAGACACATGCTCTCGTTGGATGTTGTAGCCTACACCTGAGCCTAACATTAATAGATCCATTGCCCATGTGAATGGACGTACTGGTTGATCTATCACAGTAAATGCACAGTTCTGTAGACTTGCTAAGCCTAAACGACCAACTGTATCTGTACCCATCTGCCAGAGGAATCGACCAGCGACTGTGCCTTTCAATTCCATTAGGTACTTCTTCAATCGTTTCTTCTCAGCGTCTGTAAAGCCTACACCTAACTGATCGTTAGATGCTGCTACGACACGATTCACTGTGTCTTCAAACTCTTCTGTAGGACTACCAGGATCTGCTTCATTCAATCGACGAGCATATGTCCTTTTGTATGTAATATATCCTACGGTACTAAACGGTGTGTTAAATTCTGTCATTCAGTTTCTTCCCAATCTACTTCTTTTAGAAGTCTGTTATAATTGTTTTCGATATTGTCGCTAAAAGTTTCTACTAAATCTTCTGAAGCTATGTCGAGTAGCTCCAGAAGTAATACCTCGTCCAAACTCTTCAACCGTTCTTTTAACTCTGGCAGTGTAAGAGTACGATTCATTTTACTTTTTCTTAGCAGTTCGCTTAGCAGCGTTAACCTTAGCAGCCTTAGCTGGTTGAGTCAAACATGCTTCGATAAAGTCGATGGTCTTTTGTGCAGCGTCTTGAAATGCTTTGAGCTGAGCAACTGATTCTTTATGATTCCAGTCACTACACCAGAAGCTCACTACATTCTTGGTATCTGCTTGTACTGTCATGTTAACTTGCCAGTCATCGATGTCATCCATGCGTCCGTCTACTGTGATGAATGCATTATCGTCTGGGAAAAACTTATTAAATTTTACTGTCTTCATTGGCTTCTGCTCCTTAAATGTTTTATGTGCATCGTTAAGAATTTTTACTAATGATGTAGTCAAGGTAATGTCTCGCTTTCTCTAAGTCTTGTACTCCGTCTTTATGTTTCCAACGCAGTATATATTTTACCACATTTCCTTCCCAAAAGTCAAGCTCCCAAGATTCGA